TACAAAGAGATTCTGCAATACACCCCCATAGTAAGAAACATGATTAGTGAAGGTCGTCTAGTTCACACTGGGGAAGCCATGCTTGCCGAGCATGTCTGTCGCGCGGTCATGGTCAGGACTCAAGGCTCAATCGCAGTGTCGTCGCAGAAGTCGGCTGGCCCGATTGAGTTATGTCGGACGATGATCTGGGGAGCGTCGGCAGCTGCACGCCCAAGCAATTCCCAGAAGCCAATGCTCGTCACTGTAAATCAGTAACATCTACTTGGCACTCGTTCGCTTGCTTGCCTGTCGTCGGGATACCGCAGATGACCGAGCGAGTGCCACCACAATCCGCGCGCAATGTGTAATCTTGTGCTATGGGAATCTTTGATCGCAAAGTAAACAAGGCTGCAATCAGCCCACCGCCTGCCAAAGCTGCGGCGGCTGGAGCAATGAATCCCGGCTACAACTCAAGCAATGTTGGCGCAAACATGATCGGTCAGTATTACACCTACCGAGAAGGCCAACTTCGTGCAGAAGCAATCTCGATTCCTGCGATCTCACGCGCACGCGATCTACTTGCATCGGTTATTGGTTGCATGCCATTACAGATGTATAACGAAATGTGGAACGGCGAAGAAATGGAGCGCGTCTATATCGCCCCCCGATCTTGGTTGCGTCGTCCCGATCCAACCGTTCCCTTTAATTTTCTTATGAGTTGGACATTTGATGACCTCTACTTCTATGGGCGCGCTTTCTGGTACATCACTTCGCGCACTGCCGACGGTTATCCCGCAAGTTTCTCAAGGCTCCCAGCAGGATCAGTGACCACGACCGATATGGCTGGGCCTGTCTGGTTTGCACCTTCTAAAGAAGTTTATTTTCAAGGCGGACAAATAGACCCTGCAAACCTTGTGCAATTTTTGTCGCCAACACAAGGCATGGTCTACTCATCACAAGCCGCAATCGAGACAGCAATCAAGATTCAAGACGCAAGGGCGCGCAATGCGAGCAGTTCAATTCCGGCTGGCGTCTTGATGCAGACTGGTGGCGAGCCTTTGAGCGCGCAAGAATTGGCTGATCTTGCTGCCGCGTTTAATAGTGCTCGAGCAACTAATCAGACTGCGGCTCTTAACGAGTTTCTAAAATACGAACCCACAACGATGAGTCCAGACAAAATGTTGCTCATTGAGTCCGCTAACTACAGCGCATTAGAAACTGGCGGTCGTATTGGCAATGTTCCGCCATATTTGATCGGTGTATCTACAGGATCATATTCATATCAGTCCAGCCAGCAGGCTCGCATGGACTTGCTGTTCTTTGGCGTGAAGCTTTATGCAGACGCAATCGCAGAAACATTGTCAATGAATAATGTTTTGCCTAACGGAACTTTTGTTTCCTTTGATTACGAATCGTATTTAGAAGAAAATTATTTAGCCGACAAAATGGACAGTCCAGTAGAAGAAAACACTCAAGAGGAGATCGCAAACTAATGATTAGATTTACAGCACCTTCGGTAAGCATTGATGCAGCTGCAGGAGACGGCACGCCTTCAAGAACTATTACAGGAATCGCCGTACCTTACGGCGTGGCGGCAACAGTCGCCGACGGCACCGAAGTCATCTTTGAGCAAGGCAGTCTGCCAATCGAAGGCAAAGCGCCGCGCCTATACATGAACCATGACAGCAATCAAGCCATAGGCATTGTGACCGAGCGCGTAGACACCCCAGAAGGCATGCTATTCAGCGCCAAGATCAGCAAAACCGCCGCAGGAGACGAAGCCCTACAGCTTGCCCTAGACGGCGTATTGGACTCGGTATCGGTCGGAGTAAACCCAACCAAGACTCGAGCAAACAAAGACGGATCGCTAACAGTGTTGGCAGCAGACTGGATTGAGTTGTCTATGGTGCCAGTTCCCGCATTTGCTGGAGCGATCATCACAGACATCGCAGCGAGTATCCACCACGAAGACGAAGAAATAAGTATTATAGAAACAGAACCTACACAGGAGAACGAAACCATGTCCGAAGCAACAGTCCCAGCAGTCGAAGCAACTATTCCAACTGCACCAATTCCAGCACAACCAAAGCGTGAGTTTAAGTTGCCAACAGCTGGCGAGTTTATGGCTGCCTACCACATCGGCGGCGACACTTTCCAAAACATGAACAAAGCAGTAGCAGAGTTCTCCGCATCACAGCGCACATCACTTCAAGCAGCTGCAGGAGATGTCCTTACCTCGGACACCCCAGGCCTCTTGCCTGTTCCAGTGCTCGGGCCATTGGTGCAAGATCTGAACTTCTTGCGCCCGACGGTAGAAGCTGTAGGCGCTCGCGCTTTTCCAGACGGTGGACGCTCAAAGACTTTCATTCGTCCAACAATTACGACACACACAAGCGTCGCAACACAGTCCACCGAATTGTCTGCAGTATCAGCGACAACAATGGTCATTGCGTCAAACTCAATCAGCAAGACCACTCTTGCCGGACAAGTGAGTTTATCATCTCAAGATATTTCGTTTACGAACCCCGAAGCAATGTCATTAATCTTGAATGACTTGATGGGCGAATACATGATCGCATCCGACAACTTGGCTGCAGACAACTTGCTCTCCGCAGCAAACTCGAGCGGCGTTTGGGACGGAACAGTCGCAGACTTGCTCAAGTCAATCTATGACTCGGCAAAAGATGTCTCAACCAACCGCAACTGGATGCCAACACACATGTTCGTCTCGGTTGATGTTTGGTCGCAACTTGGTCAGCTTGTAGACACAACCAACCGCCCAATCTTCCCATTCATCGGTGCAGGTCTCACAGGCCAGAACGCACTTGGCGGCGGAAGCGCAACATCATGGAACGGCACGCCACTCGGCTTGCAGTTGGTAGTAGACAGCAACTTTGCTGACAAGACCATGATTATCACTCGCGTAGGTCAAGGGCAAGGCGATGCTTACGAGTTCTACGAAAGCATTCAGGGCCTGTTGAGCGTGGACACGCCTAGCACGCTGGGCAAAACCATGAGCTTTCATGGCTATGTCTCAACCTTTGCTGCAATCGGTGGAATGATCCGCAAGATCACTCAGGCTTAGTCGAGAGCGGGGCTACCGCTCATGGCTGTTTACAGCGTTACCCAAAAATATCTCATAGACAACTACGCCGTAGTTCAACTTCTGACCGATGCAGAAATTGAACTCGGCGCAAGTGTCGTCATTGCCGGGGTAGATGCAACCTTTAACGGAACTTACACAGTCCGCGCATTACCGCAGTACCTCTATGTCGGCATAGATACCGAGGGCGATCTTCTTTACGATGTAAACATTCCGATCGCAAACCAAGTGCTGGTTGCAAAGACCGCTAGCAATGTCACGCGCACTGCCGCTTCTGGCACGCTAACTATTACACAGACTTGCACTTGGGTCACGGCAGCCAACATCGAGGACTGGCTAGGCATTGGCACAGCGACCGCAGCTGACGCCGCGTTCCTAACAGTGTGCGCCAGTGCAGCTTCACAATTCTGCTGGAGACGCCGAATGGAAGCAGGCTATGTGGACTCTTTAACGACTGTCCCTTCGCAAGATGTATTCCTCGGAACCCAGATGTACGGTGGCGCGCTGTACCGCCAACGCGGATCGGTAGATCAATACGCTTCATTCCAAAACATGGGCGTAACTCCAGTTATGGGTCTGAACGGAATGATCCGCCAATTGCTCGGGATTGATCGTCCGCAGGTCGCCTGATGCCTGTACCTAACTACACGGATCTCTTTAACGAAGGCTACGACGATCTAGTCGCAAAGCTCTCAACGGTGAGCGGTCTACAGGTCAATAACGATCCGCGCAATATCAGTCCGCCTTCGGTTTTTGTAAACATCGACTCAATAGACGGCTACAACTACAATGTTGCCAAGTTGAACTTCACTTTGCAGATCATCACGCTCGGCCCCGGCAACCTAGACGCCCAAAAAAGCCTGCTCAATATCCTTGCCCAGATCTACGCGCTCAATATCGGCGTGGTCTCTGGACGCCCAACCAACCTAGACATCGGTGGCTCAACGCTCCCTGCCTATGAGCTGTCCGTCTCGACTGTCGTGCAGACTGCCTAATCCACACTCTCGGTCTCATTATGTGTCAAACTAAAACCAACACTTCCAAGGAGTAACTCATCATGGCAACTTCCACAATCCTCTCAAACCCACAAGTCAAATTCGGATCGGTTGATCTCAGCGGGTGGTGTACCTCTGCCGTGCTAACTCGCACCGTTACGGCCCTAAATGACACAGTCTTCGGCAACACTTCCAACACTTTTACCGCAGGTCTTGAAGACAATGAATTGACCGTCACACTTTTTCTTTCATACGAAGCCTCGGCCACTTATGCGACACTTTCGCCATTGGTCGGCACCAAATTCGTTGTCACGGTAAAACCTACGACCGCAGCGGACTCGGCTACGAATCCCGCCTTTATTTTGACAAATA